ACTGTTATCGGCCTTTGTCAACAAAACTTTAGGTTTATTTTCGATTATTTTCATTTTCTTTTGCGATTTCTTCTGGCGTCCAATGCTTTGTTTTATATACGAATGTGCCACGTCCCGCCGCAACCTCATCCTTAGTTTTATAAGGTTTGATATATAAATATCCAGTGGGATATTTTTTCTCCCCGTTTTTCCTGGATTCCAAGGCTAATTTATCGGCCTGTTTATTGCCGTAACTTTCATCGTGGCCTTTGACCCATTCAAACGATAAATCTTTATATTGTTTCAGCAACCTTTTAATTTTTTTGATTAATTTGGTATTTTTCTTCGGCTTCCAATATTTATTGGTTATGACCCCGATGCAATATTTCGAATCGGTGATTATTTTAATGCGGTGATTTTGATATTGTTTTAATTTCTGCAGGGCGACTTTGATAGCGGTGAGTTCGGCAATATTATTCGTTCCCATGCCGACATATTTGGAAAATTTAATCTCTTTGTCTTTATATTTGACATAGATACCTATTCCCATATGTTTGGTTTGATGAGGACATGACCCATCCGTATAAACATAAATTATATTCATAAGAAACCTCTCCCATAGAAACAAATGCTTGCTTGGTTAACTTAGATTGAAAAATTAAAAAGCAAAACATTTGACATTATTTTTAATTCGACTAAACTTATCAAAAGATAAGAAAACCATTTCGATATATCAGGAGATAGTTTTTTGCTAATGCCAAGATAGCATTTGCAGACCTTCCCAAGTCTGCTATGGTCATTAGTTTAGAAGCTTAAAGCTTCATGGCCGATTCCCACCATTTGCAATTATTTTATCCTGTTCGTCCCCGTTTCAATTTCGCTTTAATTTTTAACCTTATCACATTTGATGATGAACTTTAGGTGTACGAATGGTTTTTTTAGTTATGGTCCCCAATCAAGCCGATTCAAGGCTCGTGCGGGATGGCACCAATCGAACCGCACGAAATTTAGTTAAAAACTATATTTACCGTTTAAATGGATTGGTAAATAGTAATGGGAACAAGTATACCAAAAATCAAGAGGAATTGTCAAAAATGGCTGAAACAAAACCAGGAATATATAATTTCAATTTTGAGAATCGATTTCGGGTCACCTTCTTATCGGACCGACCGGACGTCAGAAATTTGGGCGGCACCTGTATTACTTTAAATTTACCGAGTTTTATTATGGGAGTTACCCCGCAACCAACTTCAATTCGCATAATTCATATCCCCGGAGATTCATTGGAATTTGAGGAAGTGAATATGCAATTTTTGGTTCAAGAGGAACTTGAAAATTGGCAGACCCTTGCCGACTGGATTGTCCGGCTAAGAAATCCTAATGAAATTGCTTTAGAACGGGACGTGATTGATATCGGTATTGATATTTTAAACGCAAAATTTCAAACCATTATGGAGTGTACCTTAATCGATGCTTTCCCATTTACCATATCTGATATCCCGATGAATTTTCAAATTGATGATATTGAACCGGCCAGAATGGACGTTACATTTAAAGTAAACAATTTTACATATCAAAGAGTGTCAAATTAGCGAATTTATAGTATAATAGAGTTATGAAATATGATGATATTATAGAAAATTATTTAAAAGAGGCCGAAGAGGACTTCAACCTGGATAAAGCCGACCTTGAGGCAAAATTGCGCACGATTCCAAATTTGCACAGCAAGTGGCTCAGGCATTTTTATAAACAGTCGCATAAATTAATGAAAAAAGATAAGGAACTCGCCGTTATATGGCGGGATAAGCTCAATCACTATCTATTTCATTATGCATATGAGGTAAAACATACTCAGGTCAAATTTTATATTGATTCTGATGATGAGTATTCAAAAATATTTTATCAGGTAGAGTGCCAAAGGAAAATTGTCGAAATGATAGAGAGTATCCTAAAGAAAACGACTCAATTATCCTTTGATATCAATAACTTAATCAAATTTAAAGAATTGAAAGCAGGCCGATAATGAAACCAAGACCAAAGAGGTAGAAAGGGCCGTGGACGATGAGTAAATTTACGACACCATTAATAGTGGAGCATATCGATGGTCGGATTTGGGAGGTCGCTCAACCATTTGAGTATCATTTAGTTTATCCGGCAAAATTTGCATCAGATATCATATATGTTCATAAAAAGTTCCGGATGGATTTTGCATCCATCCCACGGATTTTTTGGTCAATACTTCCGCCGACTGGATTATACGGTAAGGCGGCGGTCATACATGATTGGCTTTATAGAACTCAGATTTATACCAGGAAACGAGCAGACCAAATTTTCTTGGAGGCGATGGAAGTTTTGGGCGTTGCCAAATGGAAACGGGTCGTTATTTATCGGTCGGTCCGGATGTTCGGTTGGAATGCTTGGAGAAAGAGAGGAAAAAATGTTAAAAAGTAAACCAATATGCCCAATATGCAAATGTATCTGCAAAGATACAGATGATATGCACCGGCATTTGGAAGAAAAACATAATAATATGGCCGGGATAGACGAAGAATTACTGGAGACGGTCAAAAACAGGGAGCTTTTAAATGGGTGAGAATTATAAATTGGTGTCTTGTCCGGTATGTGGACGAACTTTCCCGCAGGTAAAGGAGTTGGTTAGCCATATCAAGACCCATAATAGGATCGACTCCGAATATAATAAATCTGTCGTGGCCGAAGAGGAGAAAGAGAAAAATAGTTATTTCGGTTAATTGCTATGAAAATCAAATATTATAATGAGGCTTTCGTCTCGATTGATTGTGAATATGATGAGGCGCAGGAATTAAGCGATGTTTTTTCGTTTTATTCTCCGAATCATCAATGGAGTCCGAAATATCAATCTGGTATATGGGATGGAAAAATACATTTATTTGATATTAACAATTGCTTGTTGCCGTTTGGCTTATTAAAAAAATTAATAGGTTACCTGAAACTAAGCGATTATGAATATGAAATCGAACCACGGCTCCTTGAAATGGGCGGCAAAACATCATCAGATGAGATTCTGCAGTTTTGTAATGAGGTCCTGAAAGCCGACTTGGTGCCACGAGATTATCAAATAAAAACCATACAATACTTTTTATACCATCAGAAAATGATAGGCGTGTCGGCCACAGCATCCGGTAAATCGTTTATTTATTACATACTTTTTAATCTTTTGAGGTATTTATACGATGATATAAAATGTCTTTTATTGGTTCCCCGGACGTCTCTGGTCGAGCAAATGTCCTCAGATTTCCAGGAGTATGCCAAAAATTTATGTGATTTTCGGAAATATAATCACCGGATTTATTCCGGCCGCGAGAAATATACCAATAAAATGATAACGATTTCGACTTGGCAATCGTTAAAAAATATGCCACCAGAGTATTTTGAAAAATTTAACTGCGTGGTGGTCGATGAAGTGCATGAGGCAACCGCAAAGGAACTCCCGCGGATTGTGCATCATTGTATAAATGCCATTTATCGGGTCGGCATGACCGGTCATTTGAAAGACTGTAAAATTGCCAAGATGCAACTTAACGGGCTCTTGGGTAATATCAAAACATTTTCCAAGTCCGCCGAGCTGATTGAAAAAGGATATTTATCCGATATCGAGATTAAATGCATTGTTTTAAAATATGGACCGGATATAACCAAAAAGTTCATGGGCCGGCACCATAAAGAATATGTGGAGGAGAATGAAATAATCCGAGCTATATCGTCACGGAAAAAGTTTCTGTGCCAGTTGGCGGCGTCACGTCCCGGAAATACGATGATATTATTTAAAATACGTGATTATGGGCGGGATCTATATCGTTTAATCAAGCGCAATTTTAAGGATAAAAAGGTATTTTATATTGACGGCACGGTAAAGGTAAAATATCGTGAAAAGGTTCGTGCCGTTGCTGAGAAATATGATGATGTAATCATAGTCGCCAGTTATGGGACATTTTCGACTGGTATCAATATCAAAAATTTACATAATTTGATTTTCGGAGAATCAGTTTTGTCGAGTGTAAAGGTTATCCAGAGTATTGGGCGACTTTTAAGGAAATACTTTAACAAAAATGCCAAATTATATGACGTGACCGATGATTTGACATACCGGAGCAGACGGAATTATGTATTGAAGCATTTTCTGCGCCGAATAAAATATTACGACCAGGAGCAGTTCGAATATGATGTAACTAATAAAACCATTTAAAACGAGCAAAAATGTCACGAAAAATCACTTTTAAGGTCGGTATTCCAGTTCAATCGATTACGGTAGACCCTGACGAAGTGAATGAGGCGATGGAAAAGGGGCTCAAATGGTGGCAGGAAGCTGGACCAAAAGATATATGTCCATTTATTTCTGTCCCCGGTAGATGTAAAAATATATGTGGGAAGTTATTTTTAGATATTGAGAATGTTTATAGAAAGGAATGTCCCTTTAAAGAAAAATATGATGAAATTGCATTGAAGTCTTTAGTGAAAAAGTTACTTGAAGAAATTGGTAAATAGTAATAATAGGAGTTAATTTAATCTGAATGGTCTATAATCAAAAGACGTTAGAACAGGGATATTACAGACCCGTCCATCCAGAAAAATACAAGGGGGACGTCCGAAATATTATTTTTCGGTCCGGACTCGAACTAAAGTTTTATCGTTTCTTTGACCATAATCCGGCAATAATGAGGTGGAATTCGGAACAGGTCGTGGTGCCTTATACTGCCGATGTGGATGGAAAAAATCATCGATATTTTGTTGATGCATGGCTCAAAATTAAAACAAAAGACGGCGGGATACAAGAATATCTCGTTGAAATAAAGCCATTTGCATTCACTCTCGAACCTCCACAACAAAATCGAAAAACTCAAACCTATCAAAGGAAAATTTTTGAGTATATCAAAAATTTAAACAAATGGAAAGCGGCGGATAAATATGCCAAGAAAAAAGGTATGAAATTTATCATCCTTACTGAAAAGGATTTAAGATGAAAACATTCAAGCAAATTTTAGAGGCCAAAAAAAGCGAATCCACTCAGCTCCAATGTATGGAGTGCGGCAAACGATTCAAAAAGAAAATCGGCAAAAATACATTTGAAGTTAAATGTCCCAAATGTGGCTCATATGATACGGAACCTGCATGAAAAACTTTGTCAAAATATTAAATGAGATTGCCTTCGGCGGCAATATCGGCTTTCAGGAGATGGTCAAATTTTACCAAAATGCAACTCCGGCAGAGACCGCCGAGATGGAGAAAATCATCAAGAGGGCGGACTGGGCCGGCTTTAAGAAGCTAATAAAGCGTGTATTGAAAGTAAAACTGGTTTAAATCATGGCATTAGGGCAAAATGTATTTGAGCAAAAGCCGGGAACAGCCGGTACTTTTAAACGGACTAAGTTTGTCCGCGGGAAACGAAAATTCCCCAAGGATATCCAAGTCATGTTTGACCGGCTATATAAAGACGTTGAGATTCCCAAATTAAAGCCGTCAAAAATTACACGGGCTCGATTTGGATTTCCAATGATGTTCAAATACTCGCCGAAATGGTCAAGCATTTTACCATATTATGATGTTTTACCGATGCCGATACTTTTGGCAAAATATTCTGATGGGTTTTTGGGATTGAATATACATTATCTGCCGTGGGCGAAGCGATTACAGTTGGCGGATAGACTCGTGAGGTCAGCCAAAAATAAAAAGAGGATTACTTATCCTCAAATTAAACGTGCATGGGCGAGCTTGCGTTTGCCGATGGGTTATTCTTATTTGATAATCCGGCGTTATTTGAACAGCCATATCCAGTCGGATATTGCGGTATTCACGTGGGAAACCTATCGGGCCGCAGCGGTAAATATTCCCGGTAAGTGGCGGAAGAAATCTGAAAAGGCAGTATTCTCCGCAATGAGAGACAAATGGAAAGACCATGTTAAGAAAACCAAGGGTAAAAATAAAAAAGCAAAAGTCACACGAACGAAATCAACTAAAAGGAAACGATAATGACTGTTTTCGGGCGATTAAAAAAATTATTTCCTAAAAGCGAAGATAAGTTTGAAGATGATGTGGAAGTAAAGGATGACGTTGTAATTCTAAAAAATACCGATGAACCGGAGGCCGATGCTTTTGGCATAAGCCAATTATCATGGGGACTCGACTTCGAAATTCGGGCAAAATCCATATATGACCTGATTACAATGTATCGCCGGTCAACCATAAATTTTGAGGTTGACGATGCCATCGATGAAATTGTTAATGAGGCAATCATCAAAGAGACCGATGATGTGGTCGATATTGATTTGGATAAAGTTGATTTATCCGATTCAATCAAGAAAAAAATCAAGACCGAGTTTGATGAAATCCTTAAATTATTGAATTTTAATAATGAAAGTGAATATTTATTTCGGAAATGGTATACAGACGGGAGATTGTATTTCCAAGATGTTGTCGATAATGAAAAGGAAGGCATCAAAAAGATACAATTGTTGTCCCCGTTTGATATTATTCGCATCAAAATTGATAATAAACTTAAAGAATTCGCCGCCGAAAAGAAAATTGAATTAAAAGGCGAATATGCTTATGTTTACAAAATCAACCAGAGACGGTTGGATGGATGTGCTAATACAAAGAATTTATACCAATATAATTATAAAGAGGAGGAGAGTGGATACCTAATTTCGGATGCTTTGATAACGTTCGTCCCGTCCGGTCTAACAGATTATACGGGCCGCATATTTATCTCACCGTTACATAAATGTCTGAAACCTTTGAATCAGTTGCGACTTTTGGAAGATTCTGCAGTCATATATCGAATCACTCGTGCCCCGGAACGCCGGGTATTTTTTATCGATGTTGGCAAACTGCCAAAGAAAAAGGCGGATGCATATGTGCAAAAACTCATCCGCGGGTTTAAATCCAAGGTTTATTATGATGCCAATACCGGCCAATTATCGACCAAGAGAAACGTATTGTCTATGATTCAGGATTATTATCTCCCGACCAACAGTGACCAAAAAGGGACGAAAATTGAGACCCTTGAGGGCGGTCAGCAGTTGGGCGAGATAGATGATATCATATATTTTAAAAAGAAATTATACAAATCCCTCAAAGTGCCGGTTGAAAGAATTGACGATGATGAAAATCCATCCATCCAAATAGGCCGGTCCGGAGAAATGCCGCGCAAGGAATTGAAATTTGTAAAGTATATCAAAAACCTGCGGTATCGCTTTTCATTTTTATTCATGGATTTACTTGAAAAACAATTGGTTTATAAATCCACAATGAGTAAAAAAGACTGGATGAAAATCCGCAATGATATCAAATTTTTGTGGCAGAACGATAGTTATTATGCCGAGTTAAAAGATACCGAAATCATGAAAGACCGGCTTGAGACCGCCACGGAGATAGAAGAATTCATTGGCAAATACTTCAGTAATTTATATGTCCAGAAGGAAATTTTTAAAATGACGGACGATGATATAAAAGAGCAACAAGACCAGATTAAAAAGGAAGAGGATGCAGGTGAGATAGATCCAACTCCAGAGGATGAATTTGGGGATGGGTCGCCGGAACCGAAGGATGATAAAGACAAACAGCAACCGGAACCTGAAGAGGAAGTGGAACCAGAAGAGGAACCAAAAGAAACACCTCCGAAAGAAAAAGAGAAACCTCCGAAAGAAAAAGAATAAAATCGGTAAATAGTTATATTAACGTAAAATTTAAGAGGAGAAAAACCTTATGAAACAGTTTCAAGAAATATTTGAAGATACACTGGACTTGGAAGAGTTGGGTAATGATTTTAAATTTAAATCGGGAACCGAACTCATCGTTGACCAGGAAGGCAAAGATATCACCGTGACTGTAACTCAGGTCGATAAAAAGGCCGGTAAAGTCAAGGTCAAGGATTCAGACGGAACCGATTTGGGATGGTATGAAGTCGGAAATGTCAAAGCCGCCTAATAATTATTGAAAATCCAAAAAGGAGTATAAAATATCATGGATAAACTTTTAAAACAAGCCGTGGACAGCAATGTGGTCGGCTTTAAAGACCGATTCAAAGGTAAAATGCAAGACCATTATACCGTGGCCAAGACCTATATTACCAAAAAAGTCGCCGCAGATATGGCCGGTGTTGACCAGATGGAAGAGGAAGAGGATGAAAAAAAGTGTCCACCGGGTCAAAAGTGGTGACCGGATAAGAAAAAATGTATCCCGGTGGGAGACAGTAAAAAATCTGACGACAAATCTGACGATGATGCTGACGACA